ATGAAGGATGAGGAAGATCTTATCTGGAATATATTAAAAGCAAATGAGTGGTATAAGAATACATGTACTCCCAAAGATTTTATAAAATTTGTTATTGAGTACATGAAGAAAAATAAGTATACTAAGCAAAATATCAAATGCGCTTCTAAAGCCAAATCTCTCAAGACTGTTTTCAAGGATATAGCATATCTTTGTAGAATAAGTACTAATGGATGTACTTTACCAAAAATTAAAGCGGATTTAATCAAAGAAAAGATTAAAGAATTAATGGACAAAGGTTGTGCAAAAGCACAAAACAGCAAGGTTTTACCATCAGTAAAAGAACGACTTTCAGAAAAAGTAAGTGATTTTATATGTGAAATTGAAAACAATATAGATCAATATGGTATATTTTTATGTGATAATAAAAAAGGTAGAAAGGTTGACATTGCCGCTTGGTCAACTGGAAAACAACTTAAACCTGCTCACGCAAAAATGATTAAAGATTTTTTTGAACATGTAGTTGAAGAAAATGAAATGGCACTTACTGGTTCAGATCCCGATCTTAAAGAAGGATATTCGTGGTTATCTAAACCAAATTTAAGAAAATACTGTGATTATACAAAAGGTATATTAGATCATATGGATACTATTATTGCTACAAATGGAAGAAAACCAAGAAAGAAAAAGAAGAAAACTCCAGAACAGCAAGTTCAAAAATTAAAATTTCAAGAAGAAGATATTGAACTTAATATAAAGTCTATTGATCCTAGATTGATAGTCGGTGCAAAGGTTCTTGTTGTATTTAATACAAAATACAAAAAAGTATCAATATATTATTCAAATGATAATGATGGGTTTTCTATTAAGGGCACTACAGTGCAAAATTGGGATGAAAAGAAATCTTTCACAAAAACCTTGCGTAAACCAAAATCTGTGGTACAATCATTGAAAGGTAATCAAAAGAATGTGGAGACTAAATTGGAGTCTCTAAAAACAAAGTCTTCTAGCGTAAATGGAAGACTCAACGATAACACAATCTTAATACAAACCATAAAATGATTTTAATTGACAACTCACAAATTATTCTAGCCACTATTTTTGCACAATATAATACTCCAGACGCAGTAACTGTAGATCTGGTTAGACATCTAACTCTATCATCTTATAGAATGTATCGCAATATGTTCCATGCAGAATACGGAGAATTAGTTCTCTGTCAGGATACTTCAAATTGTTGGAGAAAAGAAGTTTTTCCAGAATATAAACATGGTAGAAAGAAATCAAGAGAAAAAAGTCAATACGATTGGGAAGGTGTTTTTGACATCTTAAATATTATTAGAAACGAAGTAAAAGAATTTTTACCGTATAAATCTTTAACAATACCCAGATGCGAGGCAGATGATATAATTGCAGTATTGACTAAGAACTTTCATCAGACAGAAAAGGTTATGATTGTATCAAGCGATAAGGATTTTCAACAACTTCTGCGCTTTAAGAATGTACAGCAGTACAGTCCTATAAAAAGAAGTATTGTAAAATGTGAATCCCCTGAACGATTTTTATTTGAACATATTATTAAAGGAGATACTAGCGATGGTATTCCTAATATTCTATCAGATGACAATACCTTTGTATTTGAAGGTAAACGACAAAAGCCACTTTCTTCTAAAAAACTATTGACTTGGAAAACATTTAGTGATATTCCACAGCAATATGAAAGAAATATTGATAGAAATCGTATGTTAGTTGATCTAGCATATATACCTATAGATGTTGAGAATTCTATACTTGAAGAGTATAAAGTTCCACCTGTTGGTGAAAGAAAGAAGATATTTGATTACTTTGTTGAGAAACGTTTAAAAAATTTAATGGATAATATACAGGATTTTTAATATGAAAAATTTAGCAGAAATTATGTACGAAGTTCGTGATGCAGGTTCGACTCAAAAGCAAATAGAAGTTTTAAAGAAATATAAACATGATTCTTTATTTACTCTATTGAGACTTTCTTTTTCAGATAAAACTGAAAAATTAGATAAAGAACCAATCTATAAAATAGATGATTCCCCTGCTGGGTATTCTTATACTACTTTATATAAAACATATAAGAATGTTCCTGCGCTTTTTACAGAAGCAGCATCACCATTCTTAAAACATAAAAAAGATGAAAAGTTTCTAGGATTATTAGAATCTTTACATTGGACTGAATCCGCATTTTTAGTAAATTGTCTTATGAAAAACATTCAAGAAAAATACAATCTGTCTCTCGAAACTCTGAAGGCAGGTTTTCCAGGAGAATTCGATAAATGTCAGACAATAACCGTTTAAACGAAAACGATGATAGAAAACTTGAGAACAAAGTAAAAAAGAATGTTTCTCATTATAAGCGACGCAAAACTAAAATAAATTTAGAAAATTTAAAATATGGTATTGACGAAGACTCGTATTATGATATAATAGATAGAATCATGGAGAATAATAATGACTGAAGATAACACACCAAAACAATCAGATGAAAAAATTTCGCAACCTATGCCAGGCTTCTTACAGAAAGCAAAAACTTTTGCAGAATCTGTAGTATCAAAGGGAATTACTGGCAATAAAGCAAATGTATTGGAAAAAGAACTTAGAATTCTTAGTTGTCATGGTAGCGAAGCAAAGAAACTTCCACCATGCTCCGAAAGAATGAATAGCGCAAATTTTGCAGGATCACACTTCTGTGGTGCTTGTGGATGCGGGGATAAGGAAATGACTCAACTAGACAATAGAACTTTGGAAAGTGGAGAAGAATCGTATTCTAAACTCGATTATCCAAAGGTACATTGTCCTCTCAAAATGCCTGGATTTACCAATTATGTTCCGACTAGTCAGGGCGTAAGCGATAATCCACGAAAGAGATTCGTTGAACTTACTTTTGGCGTAAATTATGTTAGGGAAAACTCTAAATAACAGGAGATTGTGAATGACTTCTACATCTATGAAAATTTCTAAAAAGACACTCGATATTTTAAAGAATTTTGCTTCTATTAATTCTAACTTACTGGTAAAGCCAGGTAATACAATTTCAACTATTTCTCCAGTAAAAAATGTTCTTGCAGAAGTTACAGTAGACGAAGATTTTGAAAAGGAATTTGGTATTTGGGATCTTAATAAGTTCCTCGGTACAATTTCTCTTTTCAATGATCCAGAATTTGAATTTTCCGATAAGTCAGTAACTATCTCAGGATCAAATGGTTCTTCAGTTGTATATTATTACTGTGAACCGAAACTCTTAACAGTTCCAACTAAGAAAATTAAAATGCCAGATATTGCAGTTAAATTTAATTTGACCCAAAGAGCATTTAATGATTTGCTTAAAGCCGCTGCAGTTCTTCAATTACCTGATATTGGTGTTCGTTATAACATTGATGATTGTAAGGAAGGTAAAATGGAGATCTTTGCAACTGATAAGTCTACAGTTGGATCTAACTTCTATAGTCTTCCAGTATCTGATGATATTACTGGCGATTTCTCTTTTAAGATGTATTTCAAGTCAGAAAACTTGAAATTATTTACAGGAGATTACGAAGTAGAAATTTGCAAACAAGTTGTTAGTAAATTTACAAGTCATGATCTAGACCTGTCGTATTGGATCGCTCTCGAAGCAGACTCAGAATTTAAGGAATAACATGGAAACAAATGATGACATGTTTATCTGGGTCGAAAAGTATCGACCACAGAAAGTTGTAGATTGTATTCTTCCAGAAAGAATCAAAGGGTTTTTCACAGAAATTGCTAAAGGTAATTGGCATGATGCACCAAATATGTTATTGTCTGGTGGCGCGGGTTGTGGTAAAACTAGCGTAGCAAAAGCACTATGTTCTGAAATGGGAATAGATTCTATTATAATAAACTGTTCAGAAGATGGTAATATTGATACTCTTAGAACTAAAATCAGGAACTTTGCAAGTTGCATTTCATTATCTGGTGGGGGAAAGGTAGTAATCCTTGACGAGTTTGATTATGCTAATCCACAAAGTATGCAACCTGCCTTGCGCGGATTCATGGAAGAGTTTGCTAAGAACTGCAGATTTATTCTAACATGTAATTATAAGAACAAAGTCATAGCACCTCTTCATTCTAGATGTACTTGTATAGATTTTCGTTATGATAGCAAAGAAAAGAAAGAACTCTCGTCTCAATTTTTTGAACGAGTTAAGTTTATTCTTGAAAATGAAAATGTTAAATATGACGACAAAGTTATTGCAAGACTGGTAGTTAAGTATGTACCAGATTTTCGTCGTCT